CGGACGCGTCGAAGCCGTTCTCGCGGACCGTCGCCTCCTTGCTGAGCATGGCGCGGTCGTAGAGTTCGATCGCCTCCTTGGAGCGGTTCGGCCGCAGGCGCATCGCGGACGTGTCGGCGACGATGGTGAACCGGCGCGCGTCCTCCTCGTCCATCACCCCTTCGAGGTACGGACGGAGGAATCCCTCGGTGAGAGAGTCCGTGATGATGTGCAGGAGCGGCTCGGTGTGGGCCTTGATCGCGGCCTCTTCCACCTGCCATGCGCCCCAGTGATTGATTTCGCCGGTACCGGTGAGGACCTCGGGCGGCATGTCCATGCCCAGGGCCAGGCGACGGATCGCCTCCTCGCGCAACTGGATCGCCTGCTGGTCGAGTTCGGTCGAGAAGATGACGTGGCGCACCTTGTCCAGGTGCTCGCCGGGAGCCTGGAGCAGGATCGGCACGAGCGCAGAGGCGTCGGCGCGGTCCTTGATCGCCGTCATCATCGTCTCCATCAGTTCCTCAAGGAACGGATCGAGTTCGTTCGTGACCCCGGAGCCCTCCCCCGAAGCCGTGGATGTGGTGGCGAATGAGATGCCGTCCGGCAGGAGGAGGATGCCCGCACCCGCAAGGCGCGAGTCGATCTGCGCGGCGACGTGCTTCGTGAGCCCGTCGATTTCCGCGAGGATCGGCAGGACCGCCCGTGACGGAGAATCCGGCTTGTTGTTCACCCGCGGGTGCACGCCAGAGGCGCACGATGAGAGGGTCGTCGACTTCCTTCTTGCCGACCTTCCAGATGTCGCCGGTCTTGGAAATCTCAGACGCGGCCACGACCCACCACTTGTCGCCAGGCTCCTCGCCACCGTCCTCGCCGACGAGATACGCCTCGCCCGCGACGGTGAACTGAATGCCCAACTGGCGGAGCATCTCGCGCTGACCGTCTACGCCACCGAAGAGGGACTGCATCGCCGCAATCGCATCGGTGTTCGTGGTGGTTTCGCCGTCTTCGGTGACATAGAGAATCGCGCGGGACAGCAGATTGCCGACCCACGAACACGCGAACCGGTACTCACCGATGGTGTCGTACCAGAGCCATGCCGTCCTCTGCCACCCGGTGTCATCGCGGGGCGGCTTACGGTCGTCCCCTCGACGCATCGTGTAGCGGGAAGCGGCCGCAACCTGTGCACGGGGGGTCGCCATGACCTCCGCCTGGAACTGCTCCCTACGCGGCATCACTCATCCTTCGGTTCATCTCGGACGATCACCATCGTCGCCACATAGGAAAGGGCCAGACCGCCCCAGAAAATCCACCACGACCACTGGAAGAAGGGCCCTACGTCGATGAGGAGGAACCAGCCGATACAGACGAGGCTCACCCAGAACGACATGCACCACCAACAGTGGAACAACTTCGACCACGGACCGTCGTTCGTGATCCGGTCCCACTGCATCCGCACCCAGGTTGCAGGCGGGAAGTCGTCATACACGATGACACGGGTGAGGCGACCGACGCCAAGAACACCTACTACGATCGCCAGCAGAGCGATCCAGAAGTGTTCTGTCGCGAGGGTCACGCGATCCTCCGTCCACCAGGCATGCCAAAGGGTCCGTTGGGACGAATCGTACCGCCGCGAGCGCTCCGAATGCGGCCCAATCCTGTCGCGTTCATAAGTTCTGACACCGCCCAGACCATCGCGTCGACCCGGTTGGGGCTATCGCCCTGTCCAGGAATCCACGACAGCATCTCCGTTTCGAGTCCCGAGACATCCCCGGTGTGGAATACGCGACCCTGTTCATACAGGGCGACGATCGGTTCCGCGCGAAGCGCCTTTGAGCGCTGAGCGGTCTTCACGATGATGCGCGGCGACAACTCGCGGCCCATCTCGGTGCGGGTGATGACATCCTTCACCATGTCGCCACCGAAGTTCTTCTCGACCACGATCGCGTCGGCCTCGTACCGCTGATAGAGCGAAAGGGCCCTCTCCGCCCAGCCCTGCGGGCTGTACTTCGCCGAAGCATCGTGCAGAACGTACGCCTCGTTGCCCTTGCGGCCCGCGACGATGATCCCGGTCTCGTCGCTCCGTCGATTCGCCGATCCGGCAGGGTCGATGCTGACGACGATGCGCGTCAGGTCGTCGGGAGCACTCGGAACGTGGTGGAGCCAGTCCGCATCCCACAGAGCGCCTTCGACATCGAGCAGGAGTTCGCCGTACAACTCCTGGCGACCCTTGCGGGTGCCTTCGTACTGCGTGACGACCAGATCGCGGAAGTTCGGGGCCAGGTTGTCCAGATTCATGTACGTGGACACCCGGACGACCCTCGTGTTCGGGTCTCCCTGAATCTGACGGACCCAAGGGGTCGGAATCGGCGTCGACGTGAGCACAATGTGCGGACGACGGCCGAGACGGAGGCCGAGAAGCAGGTTGTCCCAGACTTCCTTCGGGTTCGCGTAGTGCGCGGGCTCATCGAGCCATGCGAAGCCGTGCTGAGGGCCACGAAGACGGTCCGGCTCCTCCGCGGAGAAGGTGGTGGCGATTGCGCCGTTCGGAAAGGTCACCCGGCGCTTCGTCGGCTCCCAGTGAATCTTCTGACCGGCCAATGCGCACACGAACTGGAGTCCAGAGTCGCCCTCGATCATGGTGTCGCGCACGTCGGCACCTGTCGGGGCGATCAGGGCGATGCGTCCGACCTTCTCTGACATGCGACGGGTGTATTCCGCCCCCGTGCGCGTCTTTCCAGAGCCTCGACCCCCGGAAAGGAACCACGAGAACCAGTCTTCGCCCGGAGGAGGCCACTGGTCACCCCGCGCGTGCGGGTAGGGGTACCCCTTGTGGGCTTTTCCGTCGCAGGAACGGCCCACGGTGCAGTACCAGGCCCGAAGATTGCCCGCGAGAACGTCCTCCACCAACTTCTGACCCTCGGCCAGCCCATCGGAACTCCATTTCGCGGCTCGACGGAGGATATCGGCCGGGGAAAGGGACTGATCCGGGCCGTCGAAGTCCTCTGGAGGGCCCTTTTCTGCTGTCATGACACCACCTGCACTTCCCAGGGGCCGAAATTGGCCCCAAACTGCCTCTTGAGAGGGAGATTGTGGCGGCGAAGGTCCCACATCGGGGGTTCCTGCCGGGTCATCTCGCGCCAGGTGTGCTCTCCGGCGCTGTCGAAGACCGCCATTGCCAGGGCAGAGCGTCCCACGAAGTCCTGCGTCTTCATCCTGCGGTTGAACGCGGCCACCTTGATGAGGTCGTACGCGTCCGGGAAGGTGTAGAACCGGCCTTCGACGCGGGCCTGTGGAAGATCGCTGAGAAGATCAGCCCGCCAGCCGCCGAGATTCTCGTCCATCACTCGAACGTCCCGGTCTCCGGGTTCTCCTCCAGCACGAACGGGTCGCCCTCTTCGGGCATTGCCATGCCCTTGAGCGCCAAGACCTGGTTCGCCCACTCCTGAATCTCCTGCGCGGAGGCGATGTTGACGTTGACCTCGGTCGCGGCGTCGAGTCCGAGCAACTTCGACTTCTGCATGTCGATCTGGAGGACCAGGCGGGCGAATCCCTGCTGTTCGCGGCCCTTCTTGAGAGCGCGGGGGAGGAGTTCCTTGAGCAACGCGTCGTACTGCATGACCAGACGCATGCGCTGCTTCGTCCGATCCTCAGAATCGTCCAAGGAATCGGCGAGCGTCCGCTCTACTGCCAGCCGTGCCGCCGCGGTGGTGCAGTCCCACTCCTCCGCAATCTCCGGGTAGGTGGCTCCCCGTACCCAGAGTGCGGTCATGGCGCGGGCCTGAATCTCGCTCATCGACTCGACATAGGCCCAGTCCTGCCGGGTGCCGACCTGCTGGATCGCGCTCTTGAGGTCAATCTCCTTCACTTCTTCTTCCCCTTCCGCATGCGACGGTACTCGTCGTGGATCATCGACCGCAGAGCCCCGCTGAGAGCACCACCCCTGGCGATCTGCGTGAGCATGGCGTGCTCCTCGCGGGTGAGGCGGAACTTGACGGTGTAGTCCATCGCGAGCGGACCGAGGGGAGGGCGAGCCATAGAAGTATGGTCCCACACAACCTATACGCCCACCTATGGCAGAGGGCCCTTCCGGGGCGATCCGCCGAAAGGGCCCTCTGGTGAGACCGGGGGAAGTCTCGTGGGGAGATAAGGGAAGAGTACACCTACCGTGGGAGGATGGCTACATGAGCGGACGTGGGACCTTCCATCTGGGCGAGGGCGACACCATCACGGTGACGCACAAGAGCGGCATGCTGACGACCTTCACGATGAAGGAAGGCTCCGGCGAACTGCACGCGATCGTCGACGAACTGGAGACATACCCGATCTGGGGGTTCTACCCGTCCCCCAAGGTCGTCGAGTACGAACTCAAGATCGAGGGACGCGTGTCCTCCCTGGTCCTCACCACTCCGGGCGACGGAACTCCCCCCGGAAGTTGATTTCCTCCGTGACGACCCACTCCGGCACCGGGTTGCCGTTCTCGTCCTGGGAGTAGGACGCGGGGGTGAGGAGACGCCCGTGGCAGTCCATCGCGATCTTCACATCGAAGGGGTCGTAGATCATGGGCTCCTCCTCGCGTCATACTTACGTTATGCACAAGGGTACGACCGGAGGTTCCCTCAACGGCAGGGTCACGTCCCGCTCGCGTCAGAAGCGCGATGCGGCGATCCGCCGCAACCAGGACAAGGCGTTCTCGGCCAAGAATGGCGAGGTCGTCGTGTCGTTCCGGTGTGTCTGCCCGTCTCCTGCTTGCAAGATGCACGCCGGGGAGTAGCCTGATCCTGCACGGCATCTTGAGCGCCGTAGCCGCAGAGGTCCAGACCCTGTAGATGATGACCGTCGTGAGACGCGAGTCCAAGTTCTGGAAGGCCCCTCGCGCACACGGGTCAGAGCCGGGATTCCTTCCTGTGGGAGTAGGGCCCCACCGTAAGTCGAACTGCACTAGCCAGCGACCCGATACTGCGTGACGCGAGCAGCAGACAACTGTGGGCGCGTCGACAGCGGTGGAAGCGGCTGATTTTT